CTGAGAGAGTATGAGGGTCTTCCACTAATTGCGTAGAAGTACCCGCCGTTCCTGTTGGAGTTTGATTTAAATTTAAAGCACTAAGGTCGGTAGAAACATTTGCTGTTGGTGCAGCAGTGGTAGAGTTATTATTATTCATTGTACTTTTCATAAATCGCTTTTATCATGTCAATATTACAGTTTTCTTCTGTTGTAGCTAAGCTAGTAGATACCACTAAATCGAATTTAAAGTTTATTCTTTTGAATTTTTAATGAGGTTTACTCCTACGGTGCCTTTAAGGTGGTCTCCTGGAAAGAAACAGCTTCCACTGTTGTTCTTCGAGGGCGATCGCTATAAACAGTTACCACACTGAATGTCGATTCCGCAATGTCTGAAGACTATAATTCAACTTTACTACATAAAGTTGAAAGTCGCAATTCACAGTTTGCGTCTGGAGGGTTTTGGATATACCCACAAAATCTAAACTGATTTTACGTCTCAGGTGACGGGAGAAGTGATATCCCATAATACCATTGGGTACCAGTTACTTCTCCATACACAAAATCAAAGTCAGTGCTATAAGGTTTTGCTGGATCAAAATATTTTAAATGCTTCTCTTTCAAATCTAAAAGAGGTGTAACAAATTGATCAAAATCTTCTTTACCGTGTAGTGCCAACTCTCTAAGAGCTGAACTTATTTGATCTGTGGTTATTTGATCTCCCATAGGGCCTCTTTGCGTCCAATTTAATGATGCAAATATAGATTCTTTCCGTAGAGGTGCTGTCCACCTATTGTGGAATTTATCCAATCGAAAAGACCTCTTAAGAAATTCAATTTGTGTTATTTGTCTAAAGGGAAAAGTTGACCAAGCTTTCAGTTCCGATGTATATTTCAACCCAAACAACGGCATAAGTCTCTGAACTGAGACTTCATTAAAGTCTTCTCGAACTGCCGGTGAACAACTAAAAGCATTATCATCTCCTAACGCAATTACATACACGTTATCATTAAAAGTTTCCACATTAAACAGCTCCCCATAACACAATCTTAAAGCTATGTTATTATACATAGTATTAATCACAGGAGTCAGTGGATTGCCCGAAGGCATACTCATTTTCCAATCGAAAACTTGATTTTCCCATATGTGTTTTGAATTGACTATTTCTGCCCACAACTGAGATCTGATTTGATTATCTGGATTATTTTCACCATACCACCTATTAATTATGCCTAAAATATGATTTAATATGATAGGTAATAAACTTGTATCAAAAGATGAATAATCTCCAGCTGCTACACAGTCATCAGTCTTTTTGTTAGAGAACCTAAGAAGTCTTCGCGCTAAGTCATCCCAATCCGAGGAATAAGGGTTAACACCTATAGCTGAACCTACATTTAAATTAGCTCTAAAATAAGAGTTCATGAAAGTACCGAAGTACATTCTAAACATCACCAACATTGTAAATTCACAAGCGGAAAACATTCTAGTTTTACCTATTTTTACTTTCTCTATCGGAATTTTCTCATCTTTCAAGCAATCTTTATAAAATATAGCTGGTCGAATGTTATCTTTATACAAAGAAACTCTCTCAGCTACTAATTTTTCAATCTTTTCAAAGTATACATTCATAAGCTCTTCATTGCCCGCTATGCAGGCATCGTAATAAAGCTTCTTTATATTTTCT